GAATGTTGCTGTTGGTTATAGTGCTTTATCAAACGCCACCACAGCAAGTTACAACACCGCAGTGGGTAAAAGTTCTTTAGGAAGCAATACAACAGGTGCTAACAACACTGCGGTAGGTAAAAGCTCTCTTAGTAGCAACACTACCGCAAGCCGCAACACTGCTGTGGGCAAAGACGCATTAACAGCAAATACCACAGGTGCAGAAAATGTTGCAGTGGGGTCGTTAGCCTTGGACGCGAATACAACAGGCAACCAAAATGTTGCTGTGGGAGACGCGGCCCTGAGTACCGCAACTACAGCGTCATCCAACACAATGGTAGGTAAATCGGCAGGAAATGCGATTACCACGGGCGCAGAAAACGTGGGAGTGGGGGCTTCAGCACTGGCGGCTGCTACCACAGGCGGCAGCAATGTTGCAATGGGCTATTTAGCTCTGGACGCTAATACCACGGCAAGCAGCAATACTGCTGTGGGAAGGGAGGCTTTATCAGCAAACAGTACAGGAGCCAGTAATACTGCTCTTGGCCGCAACGCTGGCCTCAGTGTAACCACAGGCTCAAATAATCTTCTGCTTGGGTTCGATGCAGGTCAATCAGGCAGTCCCGGCGGTGCTATAAGCACAGGCAGCAACGAAATAGTATTAGGTGATGAAAATATTACCGAGGCGCATATCCAAGTGGATTGGACGGTTGCCTCTGACGCACGGGATAAAACTGACGTAGAAGATTTGAATGTAGGCTTGGAGTTCGTTAATCAACTACAACCAAAAACTTACCGCTGGGATCAGCGTAGTCTTTATGGCGATGAAAGAGACATTTTTCCTGATGGCACTTATAAGAAAGATCAGTTGGATGTGGGCTTTCTTGCACAGGATGTGAGTTCGTTAGAGGAGCAGCTAGGCTTTGGCAAATCAGACAAGAAAAATATAATCTCCAGTCTTAGTGAAGACGGGCAGATGTACGGACTTAAATACAGTAAGTTTGTGCCGATGCTGGTAAATGCTGTTCAAGAACTATCGGCTGAAGTAGAGGAACTAAAATCGAAATTAGGAGAATAAAATGGCCGTAACGAAAACACTCACAACCGCCGTGCCGCACGTTAAGTCGAGCAAGGTGGAAAAGTGGGACTTGAAAATGACGTATGAGAACGACAGTGAAGGCGATTCGACGTACTACACCAGCACGTTTTCTACAGACGTTAATAATGTAGATGATGATGGCGTTACGGTTTTTGCTAAAAAGGCGAAAGGCAGCTGGTCTAAATCCGAGCTAGAGGCGCTTTGCCCGACGAGCCATTGGGACGCGGTGTTTGCGAGTCAGGTGGACAGCGTAATTACCAGCCCACCGTCGAATCCTGTGCCAGATACAAGCTACACGATTCCGAGCTAATGCCAGAAATTCAATTTCAGAACTGGACCCTGCCTGCGGCATTTATGCTGGAAACCGATTTGCCTTCAGAAATGGTTGATGGTCTCAATGGTTATCTGGATGAACTTCTTGAAAGTGAGGATCGTCGCTCTCATGCGGGGACTCTGGTAGGCCAGATTCAGCATGGGCAGCAACTGACGATGAATCACGAAGCTCCTGAGTTAAAGGAGTTTTCTGATTTAATCTGTGGTCTTGGAATTGAGTATATCAAGAACTTCAGCCAGCAGACGGCAAACATCCTGACAGGAACACGCAAGGTCGAGGTTGACGAGTTGTGGTCAGTCCACAGCTTTGAGGGTGACTACAATCCTATCCATGACCACGGCACTAAAACGATCATGGGGATTTCAGTAACCTGCTGGACGAAAGTGCCGCAGCAGATACTGGATCAGCCAACGGCAGGAACGCCGAATTATAATCTTTACAACTCCAGTGGAGCTTGTGACGGCTATCTGGCATTTCAGTACGGCAGAAACTCGCTTATGGATGTTGAGCGGTTACGGCCACCGCAGTCCACATCGTTGCAGCCCCAGGTAGGAAAACTTTATATGTTCCCGTCATGGCTACAGCATATGGTGTATCCGTTCAAGGGTGAGGGCGAGCGCAGGACAATCGCGTCGAACCTGAACGTATGGGACATCACCGATCAGATTGCAAAACAAACCGAAGAAGTCAATTAGGGGGTATATATGGGTACGATAATGACAACAATCAGCGTATTGACGATGATTGTTACTGTTGCGAGCCTTGTTGCGGCATCGACGCCGACACCGAAGGATGATGTGTGGATCGGTAAACTCTACAAGCTGGTTGATTTGCTGGCTTTGAATATAGGAAAGGCGAAGCAGAAATGAATTTTTTCAGTCGATTATTAGGCTTTTTTTCCAAAGATACAGAGCCTGTCAGTGAGTCGGTTCCTATTGGTGTGGGAGCCACTTCTGAGGTTCCTGACGAGATGGTCAGGGCAAGGGACGGGAAAGGCCGGTATATCGCTGATGATCCCGAAACAGAACAGGACGAGGCTTGGGTTTCAAGAGGAAAGAATGCGAGAAAAACTGGTTGAAATGCTGAAGGTGCATGAGGGCGTGGAAACACACGCTTATAAATGCAGTGCATCAAAGATTACGGTCGGGGTTGGCAGGAATATAGACCCTGAAGGCGGGATAGGCTTGTCAGATGATGAAGTGGACTACCTTCTTCAGAATGATATTGACCGTGTTGTTTCAGAGCTTGATTCTGAATATGGCTGGTTTGCGGGTCTTGATGATGTTCGTCAGGATGCAATGATCGACATCAGCTTTAATCTTGGTCAGACACGCCTGAGAGCGTTCAAGAAGGCGCTTGCAGGAATGGCTTCCGGGGACTGGAATGAAGCAGCCGATCAGTTCATGGATTCCAGTTGGTCTGGTCAGGTGGGTAACAGGGCGAAAGAACTGACCCAAATGATCCGTACCGGGTCGTACTAGGGATATTTTTATGGGCATGGGCGGAAGAATTGGCGGACAGGGGGGCTATGAGCAGCCTCAGTTCGGTGGAGGATTTGGTGGGTACCAGCAGCCTCAGTTCGGTGGAGGATACCCAAGCGGCCCTGGCAAGGGCAGAGCGCCGATGGCCCAGCCTCTTGCTCCGCCAGGGCAGTATCCGGGGGGGACGGAGTTAGAGGCGGTGCAGCGGGAACAGCCATCTCCTTCGCCTCTTCGTCCGGTTGCTCCTCCTCCGACTCTTCGTCCGCCTGTTGCTCCCCCCCCGATAGACCAGACTCCGGTTGCTCCTCCTCAGATAATGCAACCGATGCCGTTTTCTTCTTATGGCAGTCCGGGCAAAGGGATGAGACCGCAGCCGTATGGCAGAGGATTTGGCAGAGGATTCGGTGGAGGATTCGGTGGAGGATTCGGTGGAGGATTCGGTGGAGGATTCGGTGGAGGATTCGGTGGATATCAACCTTCTCCGTATATGCCTCCTTCTCCCTATATGCCTCCTTCTCCGTATGGCGGTTCATTTGGCGGAGTTTTTAATCAGGGTTATGGAGTGCCGAGAGGAATAGGTTCTTTGCTTTCAAGCTACCCGTCTTATATGCCTCCAAGAATGCCTTTTAATCCCTATGTGAGATAACTATGCCGTTAACCAAACTACAGTTTCAGCCAGGAATAAACAGAGAAGGTACTGAGTACAGTGCTGACGCTGGCTGGTATGACGCTGATAAGGTTCGGTTCAGGAAGGGCAGGCCAGAAAAGATAGGCGGCTGGGAAAAATATAGTTCTAATTCGTTTCTTGGCGTATGCCGGTCTCTGGAGGACTGGGTAGTCATTGATGGAATTGCTTACATTGGCCTTGGAACCCACCTCAAGTTTTACGTTAACGAGGGGTCATCTTTTTACGATGTAACACCTATAAGAGCGACCACCAGTGCCGGTGATGTCACCTTTGCCAAAGTTGCCAATGATGACGCTACGATAACCGTCACCGATACAAGTCATGGAGCGGAAAAAAACGATTTTGTCACGTTCTCAGGGTCGGATAGTCTTGGTGGGAATATCACCGCAACGGTGCTCGATCAGGAATACCAGATTGCCAGCGTTACTAGCGCCAATGTTTATACCATAGAGGCCAAAGATACTGATGGTGATGAGGTTCTTGCCAATAGCAGTGATTCAGGGGATGGCGGTTCTTCTGTCGTAGGGGCATACCAGATCAATACCGGGCTGACTAACTACGTTCAGGGTGTCGGGTGGGGTTCTGATAAATGGGGCGCAAGTACCTTTGGTAGTGCGAGCAGTCTTTCTGCTGCTGGTCAGTTGCGTTTGTATAGTCAGGATGTCTTTGGCGATGACCTGGTTTTTAATGTACGCGCTGGTGGCGTGTACTACTGGGATGAGAGTGCCGGAACATCAACCAGGGCCACTGCGTTATCTGCCGTTTCAGGAGCCTCTGACGCGCCAACAATAGCATTACAGGTAATGATGTCGGATGTAGACAAGCACGTTATCTGTTTTGGAGTAAACCCGATTGGTTCATCAACCATTGATCCGCTTCATGTCAGGTGGAGCGACAGCGAGTCTGCCGCAGACTGGACTCCAACAGCGATTAACAGTGCTGGTGGCGTAATTCTCAGCACAGGCTCTACGATTATCGGGGCGTTAAAAACAAGACAGGAAATACTTATCTGGACTGATGCCGGTATTCATTCCATGAGATTTATTGGTTCTCCCTTCATTTTCCAGTTTAGTGTCGTTAACGAAGGCATTTCCATGATTTCGCCTAAAGCTGCGATAAACGCAGGCGGGGCCGTTTACTTCATGGATCGTGGTGGTTTTTATGTTTATAACGGTTCTGTACAGAGAATCCCGTGTTCTGTGCTTGACCATGTATTCAGCAATATCAATATCGACCAGTCTTTTAAGGTTTTTTCCTCTACCAATGCAGATCATAACGAGGTGACTTGGTTTTATCCAATAGGCTCTAATGAAACAGACAACACGAATTATGTAACTTATAACTACATGGAACAGCTTTGGACGATTGGCACGATGGTAAGAGGTGCCTGGATTGAGGCTAACAGCAAGAACTACCCGATTGCGTCCTCGGTAATTACCAGTTCTGACAATAACTACATCTATATTCAAGAGCGGGGGCATGATGCTGATGGTTCAGCGATGACCGCTTACATTGAATCAGGGGATGTAGAGATGGGCGATGGGGAGCGGTATATGCTGTTAAGCAAGCTGATTCCTGATTTTACCTTTAAGGGAAATACAGACGATGCCTCGATGGATGTAATCATCAAAGGAAAGGATTTTCCTTTAGAGGACACGACAACCTTATCGACCTCTACAGTTACCTCAACGACAAAACAGGCATTTTTAAGGGCCAGAACCCGTTCCTCTGCTTTCCGCATTGAAAGCAGTGAAAGCGGCTATGGCTGGCGTTTAGGCGACTTACGCTTCGATATGAGGCCGGACGGGAGAAGATAATGGCGCAGAGCAGAGTCATTCCGTTGCCGGTAGCACCCGAGGAGTATGAGTCACATAATGAGGCAACAACACGCCTGACGATTGAGCAGTCATTTCAGGACGTCAAGAACGATGTGGTTCTGGCAAAGACTCAGGGTGACAAGGACGGTAGCCTGGCAATGCGCAGATTCCAGTTCTTGCTGATGGGCGCGGGGGGATCGTGAGTGACATCATTAAAGTCCTCGGTCAGTTGGATTGTGCGGCTACAACGCAGGAGACTCTGTACACGGTTCCAGACCTTACCCAGACTACGGTTAGTTCGTTTCTGGCCTGTAACAGGACAGGAAGCGCGATTACATTCAGACTTCGGGTTAATGTTGCCGGGGCTGCGGACAATGACAAACAGTTTCTTTATTATGACAAGTCTGTTGCAGCAAATACGACATTTACAGCAGTTATTGGCATTTGTCTGGGGCAGAAAGATGTTGTCAAGACTTATGCGAGCGCAGTGGACATGACATTTACTTTATTTGGTGTTGAGACCAAGTAGGATTTTATTATGAATAGTTACGCACCTCCTTTGCAGGGAACTGCTGACAACTTGGCTCAGTATGGACGCTACGGCGATTCCATGCTGGTACACATGAACCCGATAGAGGTTCAGGGTATTGCTGCGCTCTCTCCGACCGGAAGGCTAACCACCAATCCAGTGACAGGTCAGCAGGAGGCGTTTCTGCCTTTCCTTGCGCCGTTATTGGGCAGTTGGTTAGGGTTGGGGGCAGGAGGCAGTGCTTTATTAAGCGGTGCTCTTACTTGGGCGAAAACAGGAGACCTGGGGAAGGGGATTCTCGGAGGGCTAACTAGCTTCGGTATGGGCAAGATTCTTGATGCCATTCCGTCTTCCGTTGATGTTGATGTACCTGATGTTCTGCCTGATGCGACTGGTGTGACTGATGTTGTGACCGATGCTGCTACTACTGGTCTGACTGATGTTGCTACTGAAATGCCTGTACTGGACGAAATGTTACCACCATTAAGCGGTGATTTACCTACGGCGGATTTTGTTGGTGATTCTGGTGTTGCTGGCAGTCTGGCTGATGCTGCTACTTCTGCCATTACTCCTGGGGCTGAAACCCAGGGGCTTCTTGGTCGGGGTTTTACAAGAGATGGTCGCATTGATTGGAGCAGAGCCGGAGAACTTGATTTTAGTAAAGATGTAGCTGGTAATCTTATTCTTTCTAGTGCTGCTGGCGCTGAATTAGGCAGATTGGATGCGCTGGAAGATCTGGAAAAAACACAAGCAGGTCTTGATGCAGACAGGGAGGCTTCTTTGGCTGAAGCTGAAGAAGGCCATGAAAGAGCGGTACGCCAGAGAATCTACGACTATGGATGGCCCGAGGAGGGCATCAAGCCGCGCGACCCAAGATATGCGCCTACAGGATATGGGGCTACACCAATGTTTGCTGCCGGTGGCGGGTTAATTTCTCTGAACCCATCTGATTACAGCAACAAGCGAGAAGGTCTTGCCAGGTTGATGGGAGAGCCTGTACGGATGAATGGAGGGGGAATGATTAACGACGGAGATTTTTATAGTAACCCCCACCCTTATTATGGAAATCCGAGCTTTCCTGATCGATTGAATCCTAATGCAGGAAGTATGTCTGCTAATACACCAAGTATGTCTGCCGCGCAGATTCAGGGTGCTCTGCGCGGACCACAGGTGATATCAGCAGACCAGATGCGACAGTTAGCAGCCGCCGGGCATCGTCCGGGGATTGATCCTGAAATTCAGTTTTTCAGGCAACCAGAAGAATATCCGAGTTTTCTTGACCCATTGAATCCTAATTCACCGACTCCGCCGGATATTATTCTTGATCCCGTAACGACTGATCCTGCTATAACACCTCCTCCTGATGATTTTAGGATACCGGGGACAGGTAACAGCCGTGGGCTATTTGGCGGGTTAGGCGATATTGTCAGGGGATTTGATTTTGACAACATTGATTATCCTGATGATGAGGGTGACAGGAATTGGTGGGAAAACCTTGATGATAGAAATGTTGTTGAGGGAGAGGTTTCTCCTCCTATTGAGTCACGACCCAAGCGAAGAGATTACGGTGATGAAGAAGGTGCAGATTTCAGGAGTGATTTAAGGGAGTGGCAGGCTTCTCAAAATCAGCCGCCTCCGCAAATAGCAGTTCCCCCTGTCCCAGCACCGACTGTAGCGCCTCCCGTGGTTCCGCCAATGCCAGGAAGAGCAAGAAGATACGCGGACTTGATAAAGAGGAACGCGCCTCCAGCGCCCCAGCCTCCACCCATGCCTCCTGCGGCAGTAGCGCCACCAGCAGTAATTCCACCATTTACGCTTCCAGATGACGCCATAGATACAGGAATAGGCGGTGGATTAGGAATGGGTGGACCGGGAATGGGGAAGAAGCCCGGAATGCGGCCACCGATCATGCCTCCTCCGCCAGTAGCGCCACCAGCAGTAGTTCCGCCACCTCCTGTGATGGGTCCGCCGCCGTCTATGGTCACTCCTTTTACCCCGGATAAACCCGCCCCAATCTTTGTGCCGCCCAACAAGCAAATTGGTGCGCCCACTCCTCCGGTAATGCAACCTCAGGCAATGCCATTTATGCCTCCTCCGGTAATGCCACCTATGCCTCCACCGCAGGTCGCGCCACCGATGGCTGCTCGTCCACCGATGGCTGCTCGCCCTCCGGGCGTTCCACGAACTCCTTCGCCTTCCCCGGTAGTAGCGCCTGCCAGAGTTCCGGCAAGAACCCGGGCCCCTAAAAAGCCTGCTATGACAATTAAGGAGCTTAATGATTTGAAGCCAAGTCGTCGTGATTATGGCGATGATGACAGGGCAGAGTACCGGAGCGATTTAAGGGAGTGGAGTGAGCTTAGAAAAGAAATTCGGGGGTACCAAGAAGGCGGTATAACTGAACTGGTCGGTCAAGCTCCTGAAGCCGCAATGGCAATGGACCCGGCAATGGCCGGTCCAACAGCGGGTATGGATGCTGAAACAACACAGTTAGTGGAGTTAACGGCTATGGCTGTGTTAGGTCAGATTCCTCAAGAACAGGTCGATGCAATCATTCAGGCATTTATCCAGCAGTTTGGCCCGGAAGCGTTCCAAATGTTCCGGCAGCAGGTGTTGGCCTCCGTAGAGCCTGGTGCTCAGAACGAAGGGATGATCCAAGGTCAGGGCGATGGAATGTCTGATGAAATTATGGGATCTATCGGAGATCAGCAGAGAGTGGCCGTTTCTCCCGGTGAGTACATTGTCCCGGCAGACGTAGTTTCCGGTATTGGTAATGGCAGTAGTGATGCCGGGGCCGGTGAACTCGACAGGATGATGTCCGATATTCGTCAGGCCAGAACAGGAATGACGCAACAACCTCCCGAGATTGACCCCAGAACGGCAATGCCGGCATGACCCAATTAGCATTAAAACAGGATGTTGAGATTAAGGACATTTCTCGTGAGCCGAGAGTTCATGCCAAAAATGCACCAAGAGTTGTTACACATACGGTTGCGCTGATTCCTCCCAATTATGTGCAGACGCTGTGGGATGATGTCGAGGAGCACCTTGCTCCTGCGATTGCAAGATCGCGTGGCAGATGGGATATGCAATCACTGTATGAGTCTGTCCGTAAAATGGAACAGCATTTGTGGGTGGCCTTTAACGAGGATAATGTGATTGAGGGGGTAGGCACGACTGAATTTGTTTTCTACCCGAAAAAGAAAATGCTGGCTATGCAGTATATTGGCGGAAAAAACTTCAATGGCTGGGTATGGGAGATGCTTGAAAAGTTCAATAGCTGGGCTAAAGACAATGAATGCGATGGTATTGAAGGCACCGCAAGGCATGGATTCTGGAAATGGCTTGAGCAGGATGGCTTCAAGCGTTCCTATACGGTATATGAGAAAGAGGTGTCAAAATGAGTAAAGGCGGCAGCAGCAGACCTTCTGGCCCACAAGAAGTTACCCAGATCAGCAGCAATCTTCCCGAATATGCCGAGCCATATTTCAGGAAGGCTCTGGAAAGGACTGTTTACGAGTCTGCCCGTCCATACCAGACCTACACAGGTTCTCGGATGGCTGATTTTACGCCGGAAGAGCGTATGTCGATGCAGGGTATGACGGAGATGGCTGCTGCCGGAACGCCTTGGCAGATGCGGCAAGCCTCTGACATTGCCTCAAGAACAGGTTATCAGCCTGTAGGTCAGGGGCTGTCTATGGCGAGGGAGTTTCAGCCACAACCTATTACTTCTCAATATGCCGGTCCTCAGATAGACCCCGGTTACCGGGCTGGAGATATCGGTCAAGACTATCGAGCGGGTCAAAGAGAGTCTGGATATACTGGTGAGCCGGGGTTTGGAATTCAACAGTTTGGCCCCGGATTCTCTCCGGGTACAGTTGCCGATCCCCAGACGCTTGAAAGATACATGAGTCCGTACCAACAGATGGTGACGGACGTTGAGAAGCGTGAAGCTAGACGAGAATCAGACATAGCAGGAAGCCAGAT